ACCGGGGGTAAGGCCCCTGTTACTATCCGAACCGGCATTATAATCTACAAAATAGACATCACCGAATTCACACCCTTGAAATCCAATAGGAACCGGGATGCCTGTTCTTTTAAATGTTCCCCATCCTGTTGCCATCTTTATCTCCTTATCGTATCGATCCCATCTGATCGAGTGACGTATAGAGGGGCGAGCCTACACCCGCCCCAATTAGAGTACCTGTTTACTTATGTAGGTAAGTTGTTAAAATCATTAAGAAACATTGTGACCATACACCCACCGCCAATCGATGAAGCCATAGGAACACCGGAAATAAACGGCATGTTTAATGGCGTATGTTTCGAAATCAACAATATTCTTCAACTCCGGCGTAATACGATCCATCCAGATCAAGTCCTTTTTCATCTGAGACTTCCAGACCAAGAACCAATTGTTTGTATCGTAGTCATCCAACCGAAGGTAAGGAATAACTTCATACCGCCCGTAGTCCATGTTTTTATCCATAGCGGCAGTATCATACCCCATCGGCGTACCAACAATCTCATAGAAAGTGTCGGCAAGATTGTCCGGGCAAATTACAGCAAGATCATCGCCCATGTCGATTCTCTCACCAATATCATCCCGGAACTTTCTCATAAGCAGACGGGTAGCGGCAAGCGCGGTTTTTGAGGCCGCGGTTGTTCCGGCATTACTAAAACCGGAAGAAGTCGAAGCGCCGGATTTCGTGGCATGAGAACCACAAAGAGCAATACCTTCCTCACTTTCCATATAATCAAAAGCAGTAGAGAAGGCATTAGAGAAGGCGCGTACACCTTTCTTCTCTCGAACCCGGTGAGCGGAAGTCATAAGGCCGGAGGCCCTATTATCCAGAACGCTGTACTTCTTGTCGTCAATGAGCTTTCTTTCACTCTGAATACCACCCGCATATTCTTTATGCTCGATACGCGTATGAAAACCCGGCGCGATACCGAGATAAGAGAGCTTCCCATTAAATTCGGGAATATCGGGGGTACTGCCAATACCATAAAATTCCTCCCACGCGCTATCACTTGACACCATATTATAAAGCGTAGGAATCATAGATTTAAGGTCTTTATATTTGTTCTCCGACACCATTCGAAGCCTCTCGTCAAGGAGGCGTACAAATTGTGCAGAATCTAACGGACTTGCCATAACATTACCTCCTTATTAGGCGTTAGTGATGTAAGAGCCAAAATGACCCGCATCAAATCTAAATTCAACATACTCGTTACCGGCCTCTGCCAAATCCAACCGATAAACGAAAATTGACCACCGAGCAGTACCGGCAAGAACCGGCGCATCGGCAACGTCAATAAACATAGCCGTAGTAGCATCGAACATTACCGTAGAAGGCCCAAAAGCCCGAACAGGAACGGCAACCCACGTACTTCCAATTTCCGTATCATTCCTTGTAGCCCTGTCCCACGTATGAGCCGTGGTCGATGCACTATCGAGTGATCTATAAACACCCGCATTGTTTCCGCTTCGACAATAAATAGTAGCCGTATTGTCGGCAACGGAGGTAAAGTCAATTGCCCCGGTAGTAACAGCTACGCCACTCGTATTCCCCGCCGTTGCAGTAACAACAGTCGGAGCCGTACCAATAGCGGCTTTACGTAAGGGAGCGCGAAGAACCGTGCAAGGATCAATTACTGCTACTTTAACCATAGCAACAGGATCACCTTTTGCGTAAGGCCCTTCAACCCCAACATACTCAATAGAAGCCCCATCGTGCGGATCAGCCGCACCCGGATCAGTAATATACTCAGTCAAATAAGTAGAACTATAAAGCGGGTTTTTCCTATTTGTGCCTATACATACGCCAAGCGGGATGTCGTGATTTGTTACGTTAGCAACACCCGCCGCATCCGGCAGAACAATCACACCCTCATTGATCGCAGTATAGTCAACAGCTACAAGCCCACCGACATAGATGGTCGAGCCGTCAGTAATAGGAACCCAAATAGACTGAGGACTTCCTTGAACAATACTTATACCCGGAAAACCTTGTCCCATTTTTTAAATTCCTCCATTTAATTAATTAATAATCACCACGCCAATTCGGTGTGCCGCAAAAAGGACACCCACTATTGACCTCCGGCTTATAACGAACTCGACTCCACGTACCCCCTGCGGCTTCACATATTACTTGAGTCGCTCCCGCGGCCCCTTCACAATGATAAGCGGCAGTAGATAGATCGTCAGTCGTTTGGTTATAAGCGATAGGCTCAACTTGGGATCGTTCTTCGTCACCACCTAAAAAATCTCTTTCCACATCACAAACAAATCCGCAATTCCAACAGCGCCAGTATCTTTGACTATCAAGACCGTCACCGCGTTCATCCGATCCGTATATTGGATATGTCCGAGATTCTTTTCTCAATTTTTTACTTCTATGCCTTACTCTGATTTTTCTCATTATAAAGCCATTTTACCCCGAAGATACGAAGGCATCCCGCCTCGAAGAGCTTTTTGCGCATCTTCTTCTTTCATGCCCGTTGACTTAATAAAATCTTGAGCATATTTATCCAACTTTACCGGCGTAGCCACGCGAACATCTTGCTCTCCGTCCATGCCTCCGCCAAGTCCTTTCACATTTTTGCCTTTATTCTTCTCAAGAGGATTCTGTTTTCTGCTTTTTATCTCTCGAAGAATGGCGGCTTCTGCTTCCCGGTAATTTAATTTTGCATCCAGATCGGGATAGTCTGAGTGTTTCACATTGAAGTCTTTGAACATCCGATCGACAATAACCTTATGAACTTCTTCGGAATACCGGCTACCCAATGTATCAACAGTATCAAGATACTTATCTTCGTACTGCTTTTGTTTATTCGTAAAATTGGCATTTTTCTTGTTATTCAACTCCTCAAGTGTCGCCAATAATCCGCCCATCGTAAGGGGAATCGGATCGTCTTGGTCAAAGTCATATTCCGAATCACTTGGCTGTTGATTGGTATGGCCCTGCTTCAATGCCTCGACTAAACTATTGACATTGCTCGTTAAATCCTTGACCTGATCCTCTAACTTCTTTTGTTTCCGGCCCCAATCAGACCGGGCATCGTTAAGTTCTTTTTCCCAATCGATTTCTTTTGTCTTATCTTTTTTATCCTCAACATCTGCCACATCGTCCGGCTTTACTTCATCAGCATCGTCTCCTTCAGCATTAACGTCATCACCCGCATCATCATTAACATCATCGTCCACATCATTCCCGATTAAAGCGTTCTCAAGAGCCTCATCGTCAATTACTTTCTCGTCCGGCATATTAAGCCCCTTTCAGTACCTTACGGCACTTTTGATAATTTCCTAAAATAGTAGCGGAGTCATTGATAAAATCAACCATTATCTTATACTCCATTAACTCTTCATCACTTATATTTTGTAATACAGTCTTATCCAAAAGTTCGTTCATGCGCATCATAACTTTTCTGAATAGTAATTGACCTCCTTCCGACATAACAATATCGTAAAGTTGTTTTTGTTGCCCAAGAATCGTTAGAAGACGGGAAGTTGCTTTCTGTCCGTGCTTCTTGCTGTGATTCTGAATATCGGATAATGTAACTTCTGTCAACTCTTCCATACTATACCTGTAATCCTCTCGCCATCTGTTCTGTGGCCCCTTGCTCTATCCCGTATTGATTACTCGCGCCTCCGCCTCCCGGTGCGCCTTGTTGAACATCAGGCGGATTTGCTGGAACTCCGGGATTGAGTAAAGCGGCGGCAACCTCTTCATACTCATCTCCCATCAATACAGCGACTTTCGCAACGATCATATTAATTATATTAACAATATCAGGATGTTGAACATTCACAATATATCCAAGTAAAGTCATCCAGTTCTTAATCTTTGCTTCCTTACCCGCGGCAGTTTCAATGGATTGAGAAAGAGGTTTGAAAGTATAGTCGAGAGTCGGATCAAAATCAAATACCTTCTCGCCCATCAGTTTAAAACCCGTCTCCGGCTTTGCGAAGGCCCATGTCATTTGCTGAATCATCCAGTACAATTCCGTGAGCATGGTATATTCAAACGTCATCGCCTTATAATTAGTACGCTGATTGGTACGTTGATCAGCGCCCGCAACTGCCGTTGCCGTAGTGGAAGAATATTCAGGCGTAGAACCCATCGTAGTCGGAAAGATCGATGTTGCTTGGTTCATTTTTCCCGTAAGCAAACTCATTTGGGAAAGAGCCATTTGCGTATTATCGGAGAAAACCATTTCCTCCAAATCCTTCGGGTCTTGCAGTTCGATCAGATGGTTCGGTTGTATTCTTACGGTTGACATATCTTCCATAGAATATGCCTTCCCTTTCAAAGTCGGCATCGTAGCAAGCATCGTCCGGTCATTGCTTACGTTAAAAGTATCGTTGATACCGATCTGCAATTCTCGCGAATACTTCCCATCGCCCACACCGCCGTCTCTTGTAGGATGAATGTAACAAAGGCCCCTGATTATGGGCCTATAAGGATCACCGTTTGCATCAATATAAGGAGTGTGATGGAATTGGATAAGAACCTTCGTACTTCCCTTAACCGCAAAAGACATCATTATTTCAGCAAGATACGCATTATCCTTAACTTTCCCATCCCCATCGATCCCCGGTAACGCCTTCCCATCCTTACCATTAACCGTCCAGAATTTCCCATATCTTTTCAATATATCGAAGCGAACCGACTTGCCGCGCGGGGGCAGTTCGTAATCATTAATCTCTTCTTCTATTGTTTCCCGATAAGTGTCGGTCTTCTCTTCTTGACTCTTCTCGGCTAATTCTTCCAGCAAATCGAGATTGAAGTATTGGAATGTTTCCTCATCAGCCTTCAACTTCTCCAATGTCTTCTCTTCTCGAATAATAACCCACTCTCTTTCCTGCATAGAGTAAGCGTAAGCCTTATCAGTAAAGACATTGCGCGGATCAAGCACGGCATAATTGAAGTAGTCTTTCGTAGTAACCTCAAACTCTTCTTTTATTTCTCCGAAACCATCAATATCATACTCTGTTTCCGAATCTTGCTCCCACCAACACTCAATATCGACATGCCCGTTGAGATGATTAAGCGTCTTACCCCTCACATACTTTATATAATGGTAGAGCTTCCGTCTATTCAACGTTCTATTAATCAACTCTTTTGATGCCTGTGCGGATAACTGAGCCTGTTCATCACCGTCTTCAATGAAGACATCCACAAATTCCCTTGTCTGGAAATACTGAGATACGTCTATGGCAGACTGTGTGAGCATCTGAGTTGGGAACTCCGGGATGAAAATGTCCGACATCCACTCATATTCTCGCTCTGTATGCTCCGCATCAAACAAATCGACATAAGATTCAAAGTCGTCTTTGTCGTATTTCTGATTCTGCCGTGCCGTTTGATACTCAGAATCAACCACCATCATAGCCAATTGATCCTCAATATCTTTATCAAACTTTGCCATACCGCCCCTCTTTAGTCATCTTGAGTGAATAGTATTCTTCGACCAAAAAAATCCTCTTCCCGTTGTATTGGCATTTTAAGATTGAACCCATTTTGGCTGAGTATGGCCTGAATCATGAAGATAGGGGCCTCATAGCCTTTGTGTTCACTCACCATTTCGTAAGGTATTACGCATTGTCTCATTAATTAATCCTTATTGTCTTAGGCGGACATATTAAATTCCGCATGTTTTTCTTGCAAATTGGACATTGAACTTCCAACTCTCCTGAATTATAGGCATCCAGTTCAGCCAGTTTCAATGTCACATCATATCCTTTAAAACATTCATCGCACCAAAATTGATAGAGAGGCACGATCCTCCTTCCGGCTTACCGCCCCCGGAATCTAACATATTCCGGTAATTTTGTTAAATGGGTATTTCTTGGCTTGAATCTCTTATCCTTGAAAAGCCCCTCTAATGCAGTACAAAAGTGACTCCACTTTTCCGTAGGCTTCTCCTTCCTATCCTTCGTCACCAACTGCTTTGACGAAACCCACATTTCAGTACGCCAAAACCTTAAACTGTCTGCCATATTCCGGCATTTACTCGAAATCCAAATAGTAGGTAGAAAAACCTCCCGGCCCTCTACTATCGTCCTGTTATTAAAGGGAGTCTTGCATTTTACTGAATTTTGTAGCCTCTCCTTAATCGCATCCCTTCCAACTTCTCCCCTTGTTGCAAATGACTCCCAATAGCCTCCCGCGCAAAGTCCTTCTAATTTCAGCCGGTGAAATATTAGATTCATTTCCTCTAAAGTCGTTTTCCCCGTATTCGTATTCACGGTACTCGCGAGAGGATCAATCAGACTACAAATGAACTTATCGAAACCGCTCCTTAATCCTAACTCCTGACATAACCGGCTCGTTACCCATTGGCCCGGTGAAGGATTCCATTCCTGATAAACAAAAGCCTCATTTGTCGGGGAAAGGGCAACCCATACGATTGCGTGGGGATTGACAGTATGGAAGTCAAATGATCTTCCTTTAACCCATTCCCGCATAGCTTCGTTAGTGATGCCATATTTCCCCAAGTCAATTACGTGTAAGCTCTGTTGAAAATCCTTAAATATTCTGCCCGTTGCCTGCTTGAATATTCCGTATCTTCTCGTTGCTATGACTGTACCATCAGGATCAGGGGTATTTGCATAACTCGCTTCTATCTCATCGATCGGCAAAGTCGGGTTATCGTCAGTTGCCGCTTGTATAACTGCAATGTCCTGATCAGAATCGGTTTTCGTGTAAGGCCCGTAATCGATATTCTCTTCCCTTTTATAGAAATCGATGATCGCCTGTGTCCTTATATAAAGGCGGGCTTTCTCAAAAATCGAATCAAACGTCCATGTCATACCACTTGCAGGCGTGACGGTCATTATCAGATCGCCGTCCTCTACCAAGAGTCGCGGGAGTTGCTCATCGAAGAAATCAAAGGGACTTTCTTCATCCACCCACACACTCATCCGCTGAACCCCGGCCCCGGCTTGTACCGTCTGTTTGTATGATTGAAACTCGACCACAACATCTGAACCGGGATATGTGATGCCGCCCGGAAATTTCATCCCCGATAAAGGATCGAGTAGCACCATAGCGGGCCTGCGGTGCGTTATGTCTTTCTTGATCAAAAATCCCGGCAACCACTTTTTAAATTCGGGGTATTGCGTATTCGATATTTCTGCGCTCTGCGATGTATCTCCACCAAGATTCTCCTTCTCTACCGGAAGTGTCTCTGAGGCGAAACGAAAAATTCTCGACTTTCGCTTGTGTAAAATAATCGCCCCACCACACTCAGGACACTTCATGTCTTTTGGATAATCGAAAGGCCCCCATGTTGCCGAGTCCTTATTCTTGTGAACCTCCAAATATTCCCCAAGTTTTTGCCGATAAGTCGTAACATCATCCGTTATCTTCATCAACTTCGCTCTGTTCTCGCACTCAAGATACAGAACATTCCGTTTTGCTACCGGATGAAGCCCCATAATCCGAAGTACATATTGATATGCGGCGGAGGCTGTTTTCGAACATTGGTTGCCGGTGAATAACGCTACGATCTTGTTAGGCAGACGAATGAACCTCTCAAACATCCATGTTCTTTTGAATGAGGCAAACCCCTCAAGCTGATTAATTGCTTTAGTCTGTTCGCCGCCAAATATGTCAGTCGAATTTCCTTCAAACATCCCTATTTCTTTCTTTTTTTAGAAGGCGGAGTTTTCTTTGTCTTTACCTCACCCGCATAGGATTTCCCATCGTGATAAGCGATATGAATATACTTACCCCCCGGCAATTTCTTTGTCCTGACTCGCGCCCCGGCTTTTACTGCCTTATCAAAATCCTCCGGCATAGTCGCCCCCTATTTTCCCATCCAGCGCTTAAACTGATCTTTCAGTCTTTTCTGTTTCTTCACTCGACCTTCAGACTTGTCTTCCTCACCGAACAAACCTTCGATCTGTTTATCCATGCTTTTCTGCCTGCGATCCAGTTTTCCAACCAAAGAAGGAGCATGGAATACATTCTTTTTTTTCTTCTCAGCCATTACTTTAATCCTCCAAGAGCCTGATATAATGTCCTTGTTGCTTGTATATCCGAAAGTGCATCGTGCGCATCGATCGGTATTCCGATCCTATCACACACGGTTTTTAACTTGTAATTCGGGAAACGAAAGCCATATTTTGCCACCGCTACCGCCACAAAAGAAGCTACGTCAAGGCACGGTGAAAAGCACCATGAGCCAACCCCATACTTATCGCCCGCTTTTCTAAAGAGGCTTCGAATAAAACCCATGTCGAAATTTACCCAATAGCCTGCTATAACAAACTTGTCGTCCCGGTCAAACTTATTGATGTATTTTTCCCATGTTTTTTTGATCTGCGCTACGGCCCCTTTTACGTCTAACTCAATCTCAAGTAGCTTTTCAATAGTCGTGCCGCCTACTTCAAGCGCCCGATCTTCTATATTCTTTACGTTGAAGGGCCTGATATACATATTCTCCCCGTCAACTACGGCCCCGTCAATCTCTATCAAATAGGCCAATTGCCATATATCGTTAATTTCTGGATCAGTTCCGGTTGTCTCACAATCCACCCATAGTACCTTAGACTTGCTCACCCTCCCCGCCTTTCGGCTTTTTGCCTTTTATGTATTTACGTATCATATCATATTCCACACCCGCCACTTTTATCTCAGGTCTTTCTTTTAAATAAAGCCTCTCCCATTCAGCGCAAGCGTCTTTTAAGAGGGACGCGGCCTCGCGAAGATAGAAGTTATTGAGGAACTCCGGCTCCGGGGAGGCTCGAAAATATATGTCAACTCCGCCCATATTATCGCCATAGAAGACAATGTTCATAAGGGGCAATTTGTTGGCATTTTCATAACGTTCAAGAACCTCAGACAATCTCTCTTTAATGTATTTCAGAAGGTACTCACCTTCCTTGAAATCTAATTCGTTGGGGTATTGAGGCATAAGAGAGCCGATCATATAGTCGAGAAGCTCGAAGAATTTTTCGATTACCTTCAGACTAATTTTTGTCTGTTGCTTTTCCATACCCCTTTAATTCCTTTGCCTGTTCTTTGAAATACTCAAATATATCGTGCGATTCTGTTTGATCAATATAACCTGTCTGTTCGAGCCTTATAAGATAAGGTACAAGGTGTGTTTGCATTTCTTCCAGAAATTCGATACAGGCAAACTCATTATCCTCTCCCGGCTTTGTCCACGTTTTATATCCACGCAACCAATTCCGGGCCATTTGTTTTAGCGTATCAAGCTCTTTCTTGACTAAATTATCCATCCTGTCGAATTCCCGATCTCCCTTTTTAACATAATAGAATGACAGGACATACAGATAATACAGCTATAATCGTAGGCTATGCCAAACTTTGTATGACGACAAACCGGACAAACCAGCGAGTACCGGTATTCAAGAGATACTCCGCCTGAATCAACGGCAAAGGGTATTGTTAGTTCTTTTCCTTCATAATTAGGCGGAGCTTCATCCATTATCTATTCCTTTCGTCCTCTTCGTCATCATCCTCGCCGAAGTTTATAAGATAGTTTATATAAAGCCATACTACGAACACCCCCGAAAGAGCGCCGAAGAAAAATGATTCAAAATTTGACATTCCCGAAAGCATGTGATTTTTTTTCCTTGTGTGTTGAGTGGGTCTTAACGTCCCTGCGCTCACTCAATAACTGAAACCGCTCATCCCCCACCCCATACTCAGTACACCATATTCCAATACATTATATTGCGCGCGAAAGTTACAGCATTTCAAAATAAAATATACTGTATTATCAGGTGTTTACATACCGATACCGGCATATTACAGAAAATAGAAACCGAATAGGTTACATATCGTCAATCACTGCGTAAAATTCCGCGTCAAGTATATCGGGTTGAACCGGGGCCGATTCGTCCGCAATAGCGCGCCGGGCTTTCTTGTCAATCTGTTGGAGTATGTTTCGCATGGCATCCGATATGCCAGCCGCTTCCGATTGATTGACGTATAAGACGTTGACTTGTGATTGTTGAGCCGAAGGGCGAAGACCCAATATGTCCGCAATCGCTTGGGTTGCCTTAAGGCGGATTGATTCGGATTGGCTGGACAACAAATCCCGGTAATTTTTAACTACAATTGGCGCGAAAGATGCGAGATGGTTCAACGCGTCTTCGATAACTTCCTTTATTTCCGGTTTATTAAGCCGATATGAGATAGTGGCATTACTTATTCCATACCGGCGCGCGAGTTCTGCATATGTACTTCCAGCCACTAAATCGCGGGCCAATTCTAAATCGCGCCTGTATGCTGATAATTTTACGGGTTTGTTTTTCCGTGAAATATCAACGGGTTGAAACCCGCCGCCATTTTTCTTCTCATTATCCATAATTCTATTTTATTAGCTGGACTATACGCTGGCAAGGAATTTGTGAAAAAAAATTCTCAAAATCACGCCTTTTATGAACTATTTTACACAAAAATTGTTACCTAATTGACATAATTTGCCAACATGCCGAATATCTCATATCAATATCTTTAAGCATATCAACCACTTGTAAATATGGCATGTGGCTTGCATAAGCTATACTCTCCGCACGGCAACCCACCCGAACAAAACGAAAGAAAAGAAAAGTAAAAACAACAACTTACAACGAAAAGGAGAATGAAAAATGAAACAAAGTGAAGTCAAGAACGTACTCAAAAAAGCAATTCAGGAAAAACTTCCAATTCTATTAGTGGGCGCTCCCGGCATTGGAAAGACGGACATTTGCGGTCAGGCCGCCGCGGAAGTCGGCGCGGAATTTTATGTTGAATTCCCGGCAATTTCTGATCCAACAGATTCAAAAGGCATCCCGGCAACCATAGACGGAGAAGCGCTTTGGCTCCAGTACGCAAGACATAAAATTTATTGCAATACCGATAAATTGACGGTTGTTTTGCTGGACGATTTAGGGCAGGCGGCTCCGGCTGTGCAAGCGTCTTATATGCAATGGATTCTTGCCCGGCGTATTGGAGATAGTAAGGTTTCGGACAACGTATGTTTTATTGCCGCCACTAATAGGCGCGAAGACCGGGCCGGTGTTTCCGGGATATTGGAACCTGTAAAGTCAAGATTTGCGGCAATTATAGAGATGGAAGCCGATTTAGACGCATGGTTGGAAGGTTTCGCGCTCAAAAATATGACAATCGAAACAATCGCTTTTAACAAATTTAGGCCGCAATATATTTCCGCATTTGAACCTTCAAATAACTTCAAAAATTCTTCGTCTCCACGAACTATTGCAAATGCCGATAAACTTTATAGAGTATTCGGGCCGCATTACGAATTGATAGCAGGCGCGGCTGGAGAAAAATATGCTTCGGAGTTTATTGGCTTCTGTAAGATTTACAAGAGTTTACCGAATATCAACAAATTAATTGCGAACCCGGAAGGTGCGGACATTCCGGCTGAATTAAGTACGTTATACGCGCTATGTGCCGCGCTTGCGCATAAAGCGGATGACGTTAATTTTGGTAATATAGTCAAGTACTTGAATCGGTTGAGTCCAGAATTCTCAGTATTTACAGTAAAGACCGCCGTTCAATTTAAACCCGATTTACAGAATACAAAAGTTTTTCAGGAATGGATTTTAAAGAATAAAGACCTTTTAATCTAATAAAAACAAGGAGATATGCCAATGACGACTATCGATAAAAAAGCAATGCTGGTTAAGTTAAACATTAGTCAATGGACGGCCCGGAAGCATGAAAAGGCCGTGGACAAAGTAGTGGCAAAGGAATATAATGCGGACGAATCAGCGGGCCGGTATAACAAATCGCTGATTAATAAAGACGCGCTGAAGGGAATTCAACGGGTTGCCAATGACGCGCGGACGTATCACTATTCCCGGACATTGCCGTGGAAAGATGACGGTTTCCGGGTGCTTCCGTCCGCAATATTTTTTGATTATTCGCAAAAAATGCGGGAATTCGAAGACCTATTCCAGCTTGAATTGCAGGAATTTTTAAATAATTACGTATTATATATCAATCAGGCGCAAATCAGGCTTGGAAGTCTATTTGATCAAAGCAATTATCCAACATGCCGGGATTTGACGCGGAAGTTTAATTTTGAGACGGATATTACGCCTTTTCCAACGGCATCCGATTTTCGCGTGGATTTGAATTCCGCCGAAGTGGATCGCATTAAACAAAGCATCGAAAAGAACGTTGATCGGGCCATTAATGACGCGCAAAACGATTTGTATAATAGAATCGCGGTTGCAGTTGGCAATATGGCTGAGCGGCTGGCGGACAAGGACGCTATATTTCGCGATTCACTTGTCGGGAATTTGCGGGAATTGGTTGAATTAATTCCAAAATTGACCTTAAAGGACGATTTGAAATTGCAAGATATTTTGAACGATATTGACGCGAAATTGTGTGATGTTGAGCCGCAAGATTTGCGCGATGATAAAGATTTGAGAACGGAAAAAGCAAAACAGGCTCAAGACATTCTTGACAATTTAGGTTTCATATAAGGAGAATAGGACAATGGACAAAACAATACAAAAAGTACGAACCCAATTAGTTCTTGATCATTGCTTTTTTGGCTCCGGGTGTTTGCGGCTGGACGTTGTGGAGAACCCGGCAAATTGTGAGACGGCATATACGGACGGGAAGATTTTGGGCATTAATACCGAATATCTTAAATCGTTGGAGAGCGCCGCACAAAAAAGTCTATTGGCGCATGAGGTTTTGCATGTTGTTTTACTGCATCACTTGCGCCTGCAAAATCGGGACATTACGCTGGCAAATATAGCGGCGGATCATATCGTCAATGAGATGTTGAAAGACGCGGGATTCACTATACCTTCGGATTGGATTCAAGGACGCGGGAAGGGCCATTCCTTCGAATCTCTTTATGCGGAGTTATTGAAAGAAAATAAAGGAAAGAAGGGATCAAAAGGCGGGAAGGTTGGCAACCAGCCGGGACAGGGCGGCGGACAAATAATCGTTGGAGAAGTACGCGAACCAAAAGGAAAGAAC